CATCGCGGACACCACGATAATACAAAGTGGATCCGATACAACGGACGTTAGTGTAATACGTCATAGTGCGCGTCAATTAGTGTGTGAGCGCAGAAGCGAGAACAATTCCCGAACCAAAGATTGAATTGTATTGATTGAGTAAGTCTGTGACAGGAGTGGTGATAGTTAACACATCATCTCGCCGAATAGTAATGCCACTAGCAAATTCTTCAGTGTAATTGAGAAAGGGAGTAAACGCGATAGAAGAAGTATCCGATGATGCGCGTGGAGGAATAGTAATCACCATCACAGGATTTTTGAGTGTCAGTTGACCAGCACCGTCATCAGAGACCTGCGCCATAAGCGTGTGCATGATCCCCTTCATTGTAACACACTTCACATCTGCCATAATCTACTCCTTAAATAAACGGTTGAAGATCGGGTGGGCTAAAAGTTTGGGGCTTGAGAATTTTTCCGTCATTGCGTTTTAAAACTCTTCCCGTAACGGGATCAATCTTACTCATATTAGAACGAGCGACTTCCTTCCACGCACCATCTACATCATAGCCCCTCGCATGACAATATCCCAAAATAACCCAAATCAAATCCATACATGCATCCAGTTCTTCAATGCGAATGGATGCATCTGTGAATTCATGGAATTCTTCAAGAATAAGTTTGTAATACAACGGCGCGTCAACTTCGACTTGCTTTAATTGATCGCATGCGACTTGAAAAGTTTTGACATCATGAGACATATCACAAGGCATCATCATCTCCTCATAAAAATAAGTTGGGCGATCTATCCTAGTGCATGCTAGGAACGCACACCTTACGGTGGCTATTCAATCGCCCACCCTCGAACGTGTGGAGTTATTCGTTCAGCAACTGCGCTGGCGCAGGTGTGAGCGAAATTTTCCGCGCCTTACGAGATTCCGGCACGACATTTTCCAACTCAATTTTCAACATTCCATTGATCAGTGACGCATCGCGCACTTCCACGGAATCTGCGAGTTGAAAGGTTTTTATAAACGACCGATTTGCAATCCCACGATAGACATAATCAGTTTTGTCGTCGTCTTTCGTCTCCTTCAACCCCTGTACTGTTAGGGTAGAATTTTTGAGTGTCAAATCAATCTCATTCTGTTCAAATCCCGCAACAGCCATTTCAATCACGAAACGGTAATCATCTTTCCGCACGATGTTGTGTGGCGGAAACTTTGCAGGTTGAATGTCTGATTGAAGCAGACGCTCAAAGGAATCAAAAAAACGGTCAAACCCGACCGTGGTGGGAAGCAACTGACCAAACGATAAGTAACCAGATGACATAACATCCTCCTTGGTTAAGCGAGAAATACATGCCGCATGCTCACCATGAGCCATGCAGTGTATTCATACTACTCTAATATAATACTAAAAAGACAAAAAGTCAAGTTTTAATTGACTTTTTTCCGATAGTATATTTTGGAGTCAGAATCCAATCGTGCTTTTCTTTAAAGGGAATAATCTTGATTTGGTGTAGTGGCGCAAGATTGCCCACAATCTGAGCAGGAACCACAATTTCAATCAATCCCCATTCTTCCAATAATTTCGCAATCGCATTTCGTCGAGCATAATCGGCATCACTAATATCAGAATTCTTGCCATCAAGCAAAAACATTTCCTTGAAATGGACCAGATAGTATTTGCCTTTTTTGTGAAGAATATGGCAGGATTGATAGAGTGTTTTATCTTTATGAGAAGCAACTCCGATACGAGTCAAGGTTTCGCGCACCTTCAAAAAGTCTTCTTCAGATTTCAAACGTATTTCTAAAAACGTTGATAAATCTGTCATTTTGTCGCTCCACCTATATCAGTGATCTTTCTCAAATCTGCTAATTGTTCGGGAGTTAGAAGGGAGAGAATCTGACGGGCTTTAGAATTGGAATAGCCGTACACCAGTTTCACGCATTCCAAATCGTCAGGTATCTCCGCTTTACTCCACTTAGCATAGGGTCGCTTTCGACCTCTTACTGTATTTATAAGATAAGAATATTGTAATTTCTTATCTAGGTGGTGGCGACGATTCATTTCATTCGCGAACATCACACAATCTAGATGATACGAGAGCGCACGATTCGTGAGAAAGGGCACATAGGCTTTCTCTGTGATCTCGTCTACCATCAAATCCTTCTTACCCTGACTAATCTGCTTGACGTAATCAAAAGGATTGATACTCATATGAATTTCCCATATACGTTCGTAATATCAAAACTTTTCTGAGTTTTCGTATTTTTTCGTAACATTTGTCGTTTACTACTCGTCACACACAATGACTCTTTCAACAAAAAGGTGTGTCTTTTATGTATCAGTTCTACATCGGCGGGCATATTATATTTCCCTAATTTTGCCACATTCCAACAACTCACGCCGGATGGTGACAAATGATTGAGACATTTTTCAATTAATGGAAACAGAAAGGTTTCCCGCCATGATTCATATGTCGGACATTTGGTGATGGATTGTGTGGGTTCGTACGTATAGACCTCCAAATTAAAATAGGGAGGACTCGTTAAAATCATATCCACCATAGGAATATTATGCATATCCATATTCATGGCGTCATCGCAAATTAGTGTGACTTGTGATTCAATCTTCAAAAATCTGGCTAATGATTGAAGATTATGATAAGTTTCGGTATTAGGTTCAAATGCAATATATTTGGACCCTGACGCCACGACTCCCAACATTCTTCCTCCCCATCCAGCACACGGATCCAGTACTATACTCGCCTTATACTTCGTACACAAAAGTTTAGCAAGTTGTGGACGATACATAGTATTTTTGGTCAATCCACAACAAAAATAAATACCTCGTTTAATTTCTGATAGATACGGCGTACTATGATATTTTCTATTCCAACGTAAACACTTTTCTAAATTCTCTTGATTCCAGGAAGAGTGAAAACTCACGCCATGTTTATTTTTTATAAAATAGAAGTTCGGAAAAAAGTGTTCACATAACTTCATGCCAATGCGTGATGTTGAATTTATGATATTTGAATTTGAATTTTTGGTCCACTCACGTAACTTTGCCCAATCATTTCGTAAGATATCGTCGGAATAGGATGGAAAATAATTGTAGACACAGAGTTCTTGCGCGAGAATCGGAAGAATGACATTAAAGTCTTCATCAGAAAGATTTCGGAGACTCCATCGTTTGTTTAAGTATTTGTTTAAGTATTGGTCCATCATTTTTTGAAATGCTCATCTAAAGGGGAATGGTGTATTTCCCAGTCAGACAGTTCATGAACAAATGATTGATAAAGCAGAAGGGGAATATTAGTACACATATAATCATCATTTTTTATATTTTTCCCACCTTGTTGAGGTGAAAAGAGACGTTTAAAGAGATTGTTGTCATTTCGCTCGAGTTTTAAAAAATCTTCTTTAGTAAACCATAAAAATCGGTTATTTTCTTCAGTTTTGTTAAAAACTATAAACAAGATTCTATCCCAATCTTTCTTTAAAGAGATATGATTCATAATACACGAATTATCTAGTTTCGTGCAGAGTCCAAATTTTATTTCAGTTTTATGCCCGTCAATTATGTAATCATGACCGGAAGATGTTCTTTTGGTTACACTATGATTCAAAGAGATCATACGGTCTCGTCCATACAATTCTCCAAATTTTCCCTTTTGTCTTATATTCATATTCACAAGACCTTTAAACTTGTTATCTTCCCACCGATCTTTCTTACTCTGACCCCTAATCTTCTTGAGGTAATCATCAGAACTGATCTCAGATTGCGTCATTTTAAACCCACTCAGCAGTAATCATGATTTCAGTCAAGACCGCGACATTGTTGATTTCTTGGTCCGCGCAGAACGCTGACTTGTACTGATAATCTGCCAGCAACACTACGATCTGCGGAATAGATGCAGGTTTCATATGATCCGTCAGACCATCATAGATTCGACGAAACAACGTCGCAGAATCAGGATTCGTGGTCGCCACCCATTTTCGCATGGAACTAAAATCTTTTCTCTTCAGCATTTCCACCAATTCTTGAATGGCAATATCACCCAGTTGCGCGAGAATGCCTACATCAATCTTTCCGAATTGTGAATATCGCTGAAGTTCGT